CAGACCTTTTCGGGTATGTTTGGAAATGGTGGTCCAGTTAAACTGTAAACATGGTATCCTCGTCTTTTACAAATAGGTAGAAATGATCCCCCTCTTTTACCCCCTTAATAAGAGGGGAACAACAGATAAACTCCCCTTCCGAATCCTTTTGATAGAGTTCCGTGATATAGGGTTTCCATAAAGGACAATACTCGTGTAATTTCTGTTTTAGAGAATACAGAAATTGGTGAGGAGAATGTTCAAATGATAATACTTCACCTGACAGAAGTTGAACATAAACAACTACGTTAGGTGGCTGTTCAGAAGAACTGGGTGCATGATATGAACTCCAGTTATATTCCTCTACAGAATATCGAGTCATGGTGAAATGATTTACTATAAAATTGTATTGTCGGTTTGATGATTCAATTTTATAATCGATACTGTTAGATACTTCATGGCTCGATTTCGTTCTTCCTGTCCACCTGGTGTATTCTGTATTTCGGCTGGTTTAATTACAACGGTCTGTATTCTATTGTCTGTATTTGCGGTATTTGTAGCCATGGGAATAGTTGTTACTTCTAGATCTCCGATTTCTTTAGCACCCTCTTCTGCTACTTCGGCCGTTCCATCCTCTCCTGTTATGATTTCTATGAATGGAGGAGATTCGCGATATGATCGTGCTCCTCAGCCCCTACGAGATTGGATGTCTGCTCCCGAGTTCCCTCCACGAGGTGGATTATCCTCCCTCCCCTTTAATCAGCCAACAAAGGGCCTCCCCGAATCCTTTCAGTCGATTGGAACCATCAGTGTAGGAGATAAACTATTACCTCTGTATGGTCGCAGAACGGCAGGAAGCAGTGATCGATGGAATTATTATACCCGAACGGACTCCTATAATCCAATCCCTCTTCCTATTCGAGCCCATAAAAGAGACTGTATGGATGACATTGGCTGTCCAGAGATTTTCAGTGGAGATAATGTGCATGTAAGTGGTTTACAGAAGGAAGGAAAGACAGAAATCTACCGTTTTGATGGGCCCAAATATATTCCAGGACTCCTCTAGAAAATGAGATACCGTTATTTGCCGATCGTTCTTATCCTATCTGTATTGGCTATTGTAATATATAGCGGGCTAGGCCCTTTTTCTGTTGCTGTATGGAAGTCCAATCCTCTCGTCATTTCTGCGAAAGAGGCGAGACAACAGCGTTTCTCTTTTATTTTTGATATGAGAACACCGATAGAAAGAGAGGAAAATGGATTTTATCCAAACTCGATTCCGATTTCATTGGAGACTCTACAGGATGAGGTCCCCTTTTTACTTGGACAGAAGCCATCCGATCATCGTGTTCGATCTACCCCTATTTTAATTTATTCCAACGGAAGTGACGACCGTGCGAGACAGGCAGCAGAAACATTGTATGATATGGGATTTATAGGAGTCCGATACCTATCAGGCTCTTATATACAAATGATGCCGCCTGGTGTATCATCGTAAAACAAAAAAGATACAATTTCTAGAGAGGGAATAAACAGAGATGTCTTGTTCCGCCGATAGTCTTCACGGAATTGTCCACATTACCGGCCCTATTCAACCTGCCGAACTTGATAAAATCCGCTTACAAGAGTATTTTCCATTGTATTTCTCTTTTAGTTCACGAGCCGTCGTTCCTGTTATTATTGGTAGAAATCATATTGAGGGGAATATAGAGGATTCCTGTTTCTATAATGGAAAACGATACAATTTATTGGATATTCAAATCTGTTCTGTTCTTCACAAGGGATATAAACTACCGACTGAAAATCAGACTCCTGTTGCAGAATGTATTTTGACCTATAAACCGTCTGCGACAGACTCTCCTGTTTCTGCTATTCTTCTCTGTTTACCGATCTATTTGGGGAGTCCCTCCTATGATGGATATTTATCACAAATGATTACTAATCCTGACATATCTTGCGGATATTCAAATCAATCAGGAAAAGTATATGAAGGCAAAGACTACAGAAGAATAGAGAATACATCACTTTCAAAGTGTATTAAAACATGTTGCGATGATAATCAGTGTTTAGCCTATACCTTTGGTGGGGGCACTTGTCATATCAAAAATTCAATTCCTAACCTATTATCTTCAGATAATTCGACGATTATTTCTGGAAAGGTGGATCGTTCAAGAACAGCATTAGCAGCCGCGTCATCGTGTCGATCCAATTTTAGTTCTTCCTCTGGATGGGTCGCCGACACAGTTGAAGGACTCTTTTATAAAAAAGATGGAACCAGTGATCATACAATCCTTTCCTATCAAGCATGTTTTGAAACAGTAAATGAGAATCTTCAACTTTTGAATAAATATGGAATCTATGTGACTTATTTTACAAGTGGTATTCGCATGAATCCTAAAACATACGAGGACCTTCTTTTGAGTCTACAAGGTAGTCTTATTTCCTATCAATTCCCTCCGGTTTTACGTAATTTTGAAAGGACCCTATTACGATATCGTATGGAAAATGGAAGAAAAATTCCAACGGAATCCTCTGCGATGGGTGAATTATATGTTACCTCACTGACAAGTTGTTCAGAGGAATTTAGCCGATTTTTCAAGTATTTCATCTTACCGAAACGGGCAGATACAATCGTTCCATCTGCAAAACCTGGCTCACCCGCATCGAATGCCCCTCCAGGAAAATGTAAACGATATACTACAGAACAATATAAATGTGTCCCCTTTAATGAATTAACTGATTTAGCAGGAAATGTAGTTATACCAGGTAATACTACATTGGAGGATATTCGCAAGAAGCAAAAAGAACAACAGAATAATCAGTCCAATCCTCCAGTCGATACACCCCCCTTATCATCTGGACAAATTGAAGCAATTGTAGGAGGATCCATTGGTGGGGTCATTTTTGTCTTTCTTTTGTATCGTGCATATCTCTATTTCTTTGAAAGTAAGTCTTTACCAAAAATAAATCCAAGCCCAAAATAGAAATTTATATAGAATGGAAGAATTATTCATTCTTATATTACTGATTATTGTATTACTGTATGTTGTATATCATAATCAAGATAGGATTGAAGGGTTTATTGGAGGAGATACAATGGATACAGAGACAAAGGAGGGCGCGGAAGGTTTTGAGGATGCCATTACATTAACAGCCTGTCCAATGGACATGAAAACATTTTATCTATCCGATGGAAGGACAGCATGCTGTGGCGGATCGGTAGTAGGTTCACGTTGTACTGGCAATGTTCAATGTACAATGACAGGAGATGGAACTGCCGATCTTCCAAACTGTGGACAGTTATTGAAGAAGGAATTAGATGAAAAGTCAAAAACACATTGTCCATCCAGTATGCCATCTTATTTTGAGGATAAATCCACCAAACAAAAGGGATGCACGGCGGGTGCACTCAATTCAGAACGAACCAAACCATTCAAAGAGACACAACCAAAATGCACCGTCTATCCCACGATGGAAGAGAATTTGAGAAAGAGGGACAGTTGCCATTTTCATAAAGAGATGGATGATTTTCCCTGTTTTGGATCAGGATGTTCCAAAGCAATCTTCTCAGATAAAGAAGGCCATATGCCACCATTGGTTATGATTCATTTTGTAGACAAATCGGGAATGTATCGCACAGCATACACTCGCAAGTCGCTGGAAAATTACTTGAATCTGTCAAAACCCAAATGGAAAGATGATGGAATTGATTTAGATAAAAATATACTCGTCGCTGAAGTAGCAAAGGCCTTTTATGTAGATCGTTCAATTTCTCAAAAGGATGTTCAGATTTAGGCAACGGTTTCTACTCCACGAACATGTCCAACCCCCATCTGTTCATAAATGGATTCCATACTTGCAGTGGAAGAAGATGCCTGATGGCCAACTGGATAGGAACTCGATAGAACCACACGTTCGTTGAGACTTGGGCCCACTGGTTCAAAGACAGAAATATCCATGGTATCATCCTCGGGAGCATATTCTGTCTGTGTTTCACGAGGTTCATCAAATGGAACGACAGGAACTGTTTTTTGTGGTTGACTCGCTTCTTCTACTGTGGCATAATTACGAGAGGTTGCATCTAATTCATCCCATCGTTTGAGACCTTGTTGGACCTTTCGACGATTACGTTCCATATAGAGTGCCGCAATGGCAACAAATCCAAAGATTCCTACAAATGGTCCAACGGATACCAGAGAAAGTAGTATCATGACGGTTAGAATACGAACAATAAGCCAATCAAGGGTTAAGAGAATGGAGGTGGGAAGAAAGGGTGCAGAGCACGTTACCAAAATCAAGCCAATCAAAATAGGAACTTCCGTCCGAAGCATATCTAATCAATCTCTGTATATTATAAAGTGATCCTATCACCTTTTTATAAAGAATAAAGTGTAAATCAAAAAATTGATCTAAACAATCATTCTGAAGTAAACATAGTCATTTCAGAATGAGTGTATCGGTTCAAGAATTAAATCGTGTATTGACCGTAAAAGGGTATGCGATTAAAAAGTCTGCACTCACTCCAAAACAAGAGACAACTCTACGAAGCGAATTGACCGTTGCTCCCAAAGTGTTGGAAAAGTTTCAAAAAGGGGTTTCCCATTTCCCCATTTATGCGGAATCAAAAACACGGTTTTATGTCCCACGCCATTGGGGTATAAAAACGTATGGCGAGCCGGAAGCGAATATCGTCCCTCTTGGTATTCCATTACCGTCCACAGTATCATGGAACATCACCTACAAACCTCATGACTTTCAAGTAGAAATCATTGATCAATTTATTGGCCGGGGAGGGAATGGTCTTATTTGTGTCCCATGCGGATATGGAAAGACATTTATGGCCTTACGTATCGCATTGCTACTCGGCTATCGATTCTTGATTATTGTGGATAAAGAGTTCTTAATGAATCAATGGAAGGCAGAAATCGAGCGGTTCTTGGAGGGAGCAAGAGTTGGTATTTTACAAGCGGATGCCGTCCAGATTGATCAAGAGAAATATGATATCACGATTGGAATGATTCAAACCATATGTCGTCGTGAATTTCCAGACGGATTCTTTGATGAGTATGGAACAACGATCTTTGATGAATGTCATCATCTCGGTGCGTCCTATTTCTGTAAGGCACTTCAACGGATTCAGACTCGTTATATGTTAGGATTGTCCGCTACACCTGACCGTGAAGATGGGTTATCTTTCGTCTTCGAGTCCTATTTGGGTGACGCAGTGTATAAGAAAACACAGCGCGATCCAGATCGCGAAGCAGTTGTTAAGGCGGTATGGTTCACCTCTGAAGACCCTGAATATGCAGAGATTCCAGTCAATGGACGCGGGGAGCCCATTACGGCAAAATTACTCAATCAAGTAGCCGATTATGAGCCACGAAATCAGCGAATTATGAGACTGATTGAAGAATATGGACAGGATCGTCGTCGTTTCTTATTATTGTTAAGTGATCGAATTTCTCAACTGGACTGGTTTTATGAAAAGATCCAATCCCATCCTGTATTGTCTGCAAATGGTTTTACGGTTGGATATTATATTGGCGGAATGAAACAGTCTGTATTAGACCAAAATGCAGAAACCTGTCAAATGTTATTGGCTACTTATCAAATGGCATCCGAGGCGTTTTCTGTAAAGAAGTTGAATACAGTTATTCTGGCAACGCCTCGAAAAAATGTTCAACAATCAACCGGTCGTATCTTTCGCGAACGTATTGATGAACGAAAAGTCCCACCTCATATTCTGGATATTGTGGACACGCATGAGTGTCATAAGCGGCGATGGTATACTCGTTTAAAGTTTTACAAAGAATGCGAGTATACGATCCAACATATCGATAAGCCAAAACGTGTCATTGAAAAAGCGCAATCCAATGAGCATGGATGTTTCATTAAGTTTTAAGATCCCCATGATATAGAATAAGACAGAACATGTCTACGAGAAACTTTGATTC